TCGCTGGTTCCCGGCTGCGAGATGAGGCTGGGCTGGTAGCGGCGTGCCATCAGGGGTACGCGGCCAGCGCGTCTCGAGCGGTGCCGAGCACGGTGCCGAGCGCCGCCACGTTGCCTTGCTTGCGCGCCTCTTTGCCGGCCCGGCGCAGCAGCAGCGAGCGGCGTCCGGTGGTGGCGCGGTCGGCGAGCCCTTCGTAGCCGGCCCGCTTCGCATCCGCCATCGCAATCGCCGCGCGCGAGCCCACGCCTGGAGCTGCGGCCAGCACCCCGCCCTCGGCGCTCTGCGAGGCGAGCGCGGAGATGAGGCGCCGTCGGCGCTCTATCTCCCGATCACGCGACGCCGACAGCTCTTGGTCGGCCTGCTCCTTGTAGCGCTGCTCCTGGAGCTTGCCGAGGTTGCGCTGCGCGGAGGCTTGCAGCACACCGGCACCGATGATCGCGCCGAATTGCGCCCAATCCATGGCGGTTCGCCCCGCAGTGGCGGCGGCGGTCGTAGTCGTGGTCGTCGCGGCCGTACCTGCAAACTGCATTTAGCTGGTCTCCACTTGGAGGTCGATGCCGAGCAGATGAAACGGCAGCGGGTCGACTTGGTCGAAGGTTTGCGTCAGCGGCCCCTCGTCCCAGTTCGACGTTTCCTCTAGCGAGTGTACGCCGGTGAATGGCTCCGGCGCTTCGTCGAAGTTGTCGAGATCGAAGAATCGGTCAGGCAGCGGCCTGCCGTTGTAGCGCACGCCGAGCGACTGATACACGTAGCAGCGCATATTCACGACGCGTTTTTTGCGCAGGAAATTGGAGCCGCCGAAGTCGGAGCTAAGCGGCATCGTCGTCACGACCGGCACCCAGTTGAGACCCGCCTCGATCGTGCTGACGGGCGTGTAGTCGTCGACGATGACGATGTTGCCGGAGCCGTTCACCGTGACGCTCGTGAGCACGAAGCCATCGGCACGGATGCGCACGTCCTCGCCGGCGAGGTGCGTGAAGTTGCCGCCAGTCGCGACAGCCACCTTGGCGCAGTCGGTGTAATAGTCCTCGTCGGCGAGCTCCAGCGTGAGCGTGTCGATGCTGTTCAGTTCCCGCAGCACGGCGAAATAACGATCCTCGCCGGTGACGCCTACGTCCTTGAACTCGCCGTCGGTCGTCCACAGCGTGAACGCCGCGATCTCCTGCGAGCGCAGGGTATTCAGCACGGCAATCGTGCCGTCGCCGTTCACGATGAACACATAGTTGGCGTCGTCGCTATCAGATCCCTGCCACGCCGCGATGCCGGTGATGGAGTTGAGCAAATGCTGCGCGAGCACCGAGAGCGGCACCGAGCTGTACGCGTCCTCCTCATAGCGGTAGAGGAAGTCGCGGATAACCTTGCGCGTGCGCTGCACGTAGATCGTCGCGCCATCGCTTGACACCGGACGAATGCGCGCCGTGCCGTACTCGGTTTGGTTGCGCGGCGCGTCGGCCGGCGTGATCGGCGAAACCGTGAAGCGAAACTCGCCGCCGCTCGTGAACAACTGCAGGAACCGCCCAGACTTCAGCGCCGTGATGGCGTTCAGTTGCGCCGTGTTGAGCACGCCGAACACCGCGTCGTCGTCGAGCCCTTCGCCGGTGAAGAAGTTGAAGAAGTCATTCACGACCGAGCCGAAGTAGGCGTTCGGCAGCGAGCGCGTGCCGCCGAACCATAGACGCCCCTCGTGAAACGTGACGGTCGTCGGCCACCCACGCTCATCGCTCCACACGTCCTCGGTGCGCGGTGTGCCGTTCGCGCCTGCGACAACCACCACGGTGCCGGTACCGCTCAGCGTCGTGCCGGTCATCAGGTCGTAGTCATCGGCCGAGGCTTCTGCGAACGTGACGGTGTACGTGGTGCCGGCCGTGAAGGCGACGCTGACGCCGGTGAATCCGACCGTGTGCAGCGCCTGCACAGCGCGGCGGATGTTCTCAGCCGTCGTGGCGGTGCTCGTGGGCTGGTAGGCAATCGGCCCGGTGCGCGCGCCTTCGAGCTCGAGCTGGAACGTATCGCCCTCGGTGAACGCGCTGAACGTGACGGTCTGAACCTCCGACACCGGTGTGGGCGAATCGGCATCGTTGTAGTCGAACTGCGGGACGCCGAATAACTCGGTCTCGTAAATCTGCCAGTTGAAATCCGACTCGCGCACGAGCCGCACCGGCGCGTGATCCTCGTGCACGATGACCATCGCGTCCTGGTTCTGCGCGGCGTCAAGATCCGGCACGTCAGCACTCGCGTAGTCGGTCGGCGCGACGTCGTACACCGCCCCGTTCTTCGCCACGACAGCGAAGCGGTTGAGCATCGCCACCATGAACAGGTCGGTCGCGCTTCGCTCGAATGCCAGGAGCTTGACCTCCGACACCGGCCCGGTGGCCTCGTAGAGATTGAAGCCGCTCAGTTGAAAGTCGGCGGTGCCAAGGTCCGGCAGCGCGCCGCCGCTCTGTCGCGCCACGCGCCAATAGCGCGCCACGGTCGGCGATAGGAGCGACCCGCGCACGTAGCTGCGAGGATCGGCGTCGACCTTCTCGAACGTAGCTTGCCCTAACGCGAAGTTGACCGGATTCACCGCAGACCAGTTGGCGTTGTCGATGCTCGATTGAATCGAGACCTCGCTGTCGGCATCGCCAGCGTTGACGAGCAGGTCGCGCACTTCGGCAAGGTAAATCGACTTCGCGCTGCCGAGATCGTAGTGCACGATCACGTACGGATTCGTCGTGCTGATGTTGGTCGTGGTGAGAAGCTTCGTCGCGCGGTCGTCGTCGTTCGCGTTCGCTGCGGTGCCGCCATTGGGAGCTGTCGGCGTGATGCCTGTGGATACGCGCGCCATCCGCGCCGGCAGCGTGAGCGCGTAGCGAAGTCCCGGGCGACGCTTGACGCCACCGAGCGGCACGACCACCACGTTCGTGCCGACCGACATGCCTTGATAGTACTGGCGAAGCTCCGTGCGCGCCGCAATGCGTGGGTCTAGAACCCCCGAGACGAACGCCGATTGCAGGTAGGTGACCTTGGCCACACGAGGCTACGCCGTCGGGAACCAGCGCGCGGCGACGGAGTCCCAGCGAAACATCTTGCAGGTCAGGCCAGCGATCACGCACGAGGTGCCGTTCGACACGTTGCTCGTGCCGGCCGCGGCCATCGTAACGGTGTTGGCCGCCGCCGCTTCGTTGACCACGGTGCAGAACTGCCCAGGCAGCGTGCCGGCCTGCATGATGACGCCGGTGCGTGCGGCTGCCGGTGCCACGCGCGCAGTCTCGATGTCGGCGGTGGTGATCGTGGCACCATCCGCAATCGCCGGAGCCGTCGCGCTCTGCCCGGCTGCGATGCCCTGCGGCAGCGTGAGCGCGCTCGGCGTGTCATCCGCGTCTAGCACGATTGGATTGCCGGCCGTGAAGCTCTGCACGAGCAGCCAGCGAAACGCCGACACCGCCTCGCTCGCACCGTCGATGCTGCTCACTACGAGGCAGCCGACCACGTCCCCGAGGCGCAGCGCCGAACCCTTTTGGTTGAAGTAGCCGGCCGCAAGCACTGTCGCGATGGCGTCCGCCGTCTTGTACGACCACAGCCGCGGACCGATGCGGATGAGGCGTGAACCGTCGAAAGCCATTGGCTACCCCTGTGTATGAACGCGGCCGACGCCGCTCGTGAACGGTGAATGCACGATGGCTTTGTTCGGCCGGCCCTGCGAGTCGGCAAACAATGCACGCGCGCGCTGTGCCACGTATTTGCGCTCGAACACCTCAACGCCGGAGTCAGACTCGCTCAGCGACTTGATCGCCTCACGCGCGAGTGCGAAGTGCATGAGCATCGCGAAGTAGGCCGGTAGTTCCGAAATGTCCGGCTTGAACAAGTAGTCGAGGTCAACAGCGCTCGCGTTGGTGTAGAGATGGTCGGCGTAAATCTCGTACGGCGTGGGCGGGAACACATGGATCGGCAGCAGCATCGTCGCCGGTAGCTGGTAGGCGTGCGCCCATTCGTTGAGCGGCGCGTCGACGAGTTGCGCCAGCGTTTCCTTGGTCATCGCAAAGCGCCAGCGATTCGAGCACAGCTCGTTCTCGTAGATCTGCTCGAACAAGTTCCCCAGAACCGTGACGCCGTAGCGGTTTTCGGTCAGCGACGACGCCGGATTCTCTCCGCAAAGAATCAGCGCGTTTGAAATGAGCCCGATCTTGGTAGGCGTCTCCAGTGCCACCTAGGATCCTTTTCGCCTGTATCTGGCCCTGGCGCTCAACACAAAGCGGCCCTCACGAGATCAGCGACGACTCGCGTGCCTTCTCGCCCAAGATGTGCGCCAGCCGGTCTAGCCCGCCTGCCTTGCCAAAGCCGATGAACTGCGACTTGTCGACGAGGAGCTGCATGGCGGCGGTGGGGTGCATGATGCGGTAGACGCTGGTCGCGTCCGGAGTCGTCGGCCAGTTCGCAGCCATGGTGGCGACGCGCGTGGCGGCGACATAGCTCGAGACATTCTTCGCCTGAAACGCGCCGGTGCCCGCCACGATCACGATCACGGCGCCGACGATGTCGGCATGGTTGTCGACGGGGAACGCGTTCGTGACGTCGGTGGAGTTCTGCAGCGTGATCGTGCCGGCCGCGCCCGCCGCCGCTGTGCCCATGTAGTGCGACGGTGCGCAGGTCGAGCGCTTGGGATCTTTGGTGGTAGAGGTGACTCGCATTCGTCTGCTCCTGAAAAAAAGGGCCGACCTTGTGGGCCGGCCCGAGCGTCACAGGTTCCTGGGGCTGGCCTCGGTCAGTCGGTATCCGTCACGGTGCCGACCGTGACGTCGCTGACGTCGATCACGTCCGGGTTGCCGCGCACCACCGAGTTGACGATGTGCCGGCCGTACGTGGACACCGCTTCGTTCGAGGCGTCGATGTTCGTCACCACGACGACGTCGATGATGTCGTTCTGACGCAGCGGAGAGCCGTCCTCGTTGAAGTAGCCGGCCGTGTCGACCGTGGCGTGGGTATCGGCCGTCTTGTACTTCCAGAAGCCGGCGCCCGCGTGCTGAAGTCGTGCTCGATTGTATGCCATGGGCCTAGACCTCCACCGTCTGAATCTCGGCGTAACCGTCCGCGTCGCGGATGGCAGAGCCGCACTTCACGATGCCGTTCGACAACCACGACACCTTCTCCGGGATGTAGTTGGTCTCCTGGCGGATGTCGATGCCGCACGCGTGTCCGATGGCCGCCTTGTGCCATGCGAAGTTGTGCGTTTCGTCGGGCGTGGGCGCGACGTCGATCGGCAGGCCGCCCTCGGACCGCGTCTCGATCATGACCCACTTGAAGCCGAGCCACGAGTCGACCTCGCCGTTCGTCAGCGCCTTGACGCTGTTGTAGTCCGAGCTCGTGACCTCGGTCTCGCCGAGCATGGACTCGAGCCCGATGGCGGTGTGCGCGAAAAAGCGATCGGTGCTGGGAACTCCTAGCGCATCGAGCACGCGTTTGGCGCGGCGCACCTTGTCGGGATTGAGCCCCGTGTCGGTGCCGCCGACGTCCTCGTCGACCGTGGAAGTCGGCGTGCCGTCCTCCATCGCGTCGATGATGAGCTGATCCTCGCGCCGCCCGATGGCGCCGGCGATGGTTTGTGCAAGCTCGCGCTGCTCGTCGAAGTTCACGGCCGCGGCGTCGAAAATGTCGGTGTACTCCGGCGCGTACCAGTTCGTGAGCGTCGCCGTGGGCACGCCGTGCGTGATATCCATCGGCACGACATCGCTGGAAGGCGCGGGCCGCTGCTTGGCGAGACCCTTGCCCATCAGCCGAAACGTGTAGGTGTTGCCGACGACACCGCCGCGATATGTGACGTCGTTGCGCAGCTTGCTGCCCATCGTTTGATAGGCGTGCTTGACCTCGGCATCGAACTCGGTGTTCGCTGCGTTTGAAAGGAATTTGGACACGCTGAGCCCTCCTCAAAGGGGTAACGAAAAACGATCGTTTTTCGTCCGGGTTCCCAACTGGGGCCGAACTTGCGCGCGTGCGTCGCTCGCCATTCCGGCTTCCAGCATCGGGCTCAGTTACGAGGTGCCTATGCTTTCGGCACGCTGAGAGTAGGACAAACTGCGCGAGCGTGTCAACGACGCATACGACGGCGAGCGCGAATGATCCAGTCATCCGCCGTGCCGCTGCCGGGCGGCGCATTGGCATCGACGAGATCGGCAACGCCGTTGATGAATAGCGTCCCGGCCGCACTCATATTGCCGATGGCGGTGAGGACTGCGGCTCCGGTGATGACTAGCGACCCCGCCGCGGCGATGTCATTCGACCCGGGACTTGTCAGATCGGCAGCGCCGCTAATGACGACGGAGCCAACCGCGACGAGGTTGCCGATGGCGTTCAGCGCTGCGGCGCCGGTGATGACGACCGTGCCGACAGCCAGTAGATTGCCGCCAGCATCAAGGTCGGCCAGCCCGTTGATGACGAGCGAGCCAGCGGCCGACAGGTTGCCGGCGCCCTCAATATCCGCAGCGCCAGTGATCGAGAGCGCGCCAACCGCGGCGAGCGTCCCTGTCGCGTCGAGATCTGCAACACCGGAAATGACCAGTGAGCCAGTCGCCTCCATGTCGTTGGCGCTCGTGGCGACGACATGCTCGAGATCCGGGTCCCACCACGACTCCGCGCGGAACGAGACGCCGGTCAGCGGCGCCTTCAGCCCGAATTGATCCCACTGCGCGGCGCTCATGCCGCGTATCTCGTGCGACGACGGCCGAACGACCCTGTGAACGGCTGCGGCTCAGCAGGAGCTGGGCCTGCGAACCAGTCGGCGCTCGCCGCGAACGCCTGCGGCGCGCCACCTGTAGCGACGATGCGAAAGGTCTGCTGCGCCGCGGAGCGATTGAAGTGCACGCCCCACGTGTTGTTTTCGTCGTTGGGCCACGGCGACGTCTCGACCACTTCCGGGTTGTTCGTGCAGCTCAGGAAGACGGCCCCGGCCGGGCTCAGGAAGCCGATCGCCGTGTGACTCTGCTCAGCGCACGTGAGGAAGATCACGCCGTTGGGGGCCGTGGGCGTGATCGAGACGGCGTCCCACTCCACGAGCGTGTTCTCGCTCCCCGTGGCGTTCGCGTTCACGGTCGTGTTGCCGTCGAGCCCCGTCCACTCCGTAACCACGAGCGTATCGCCGGGCGACGCGCCAGCCCCGCTCGTGGTCAGCGTGAGCAGCGTATCCTCACCGAGCGTCGGCGTGACGACTTTGAAGTTGCGCGTGTTGCCTGCCGGCAGACCGCCGACGTTGGCGCTCGTCGCCGACCAGGTGTTGCTCTTGTTGTCCGTGATGCCGGTGCAGGCGCGCGCGCCGATGAATTGACCGACCAACAGCGTGCCGCTCTGCGTCGGCACCTGAATCGTGTCCGACCCGGGGTCGGCGGTCGACGGGATTCGGTAGTGAGACATCGCGACGCACTGCGGACCGCTCGGCGGCAGCCCACCCGAGTCGCCCGCGAGGAACGCTGCCTGAACGTTGATCCACGTCCGCGACGCCGCGAGCGTAAATCCGAGATTCACCGCGCCAGGGCTCGCCTGCACCTTGTGCTCGACCGCCGTGCCCTCGAACGTGTCGACGAGGTCGAGCGTCGCGCCAGTGCCCTTCGTGAAGTCGGTCTGCGTGCCGGAGTCGTTGATCGCGAAGCTGACCACGAGCGAATTGGCGACCGCCGTCGTGAGACTGCCTGGCGCAGGCGTCGTGCTCGTGCCGGTCGCCCCGGTCGGCGTGCTGTCGAGCCGCCCGTCGCGATCGAGGAACGCCACCTCGAGCACCTTGAAGTCGAACCAGCTAGCGCCGCCGCCATCGAGCTCGGGGTTTATCTCGGTCGGGGCGTTGCGGATGTTCGGGCAGCGGAATATCTGCCCCTTCTGGTTGCCGTCGCTCGTGGCCGCCGCGACTGCGGTGTAGCTGTTGCCGCGGTCGTCGCTGAACGTGAGCGTGCGACCGCTCGCGACGTTCGCGACGATGATCAGCGCATTACCGGGGATCGGTGGCGCCGGCAGCCGATAGCGGTTGAACGTGTTGAGGACGTTACCGAGCGCCGAGCTGAAGCCGTAGCGGCGAACGACCGTTGGATTCGGCATCGCCTAGCCCAGCGTGATAGCTTTCAGATCCTCGACCGTCTGAGCTGCGTCGATACGAGGATCGGCAGGCGCGTCGCGAAGGGCCTGGCGCTGCGCCTCAATAGCCGCAATCTCGTCGGCCGAGCCGCGACCGAACGCTCGCATCCACTGGCCATCAAGCTCGACGAAACGCGGCTTGCGATATTCGCGCAGACGTTCGCGGTGGATCTGACGCGCGTGTGCCATGTCGTGATAGATAGTCCTTCCAACGTCGCGCCACGACGCTCGATACACACGGGACATGCCATCGAATTCGTGCGGCTCGGCGAGGCGCCAGGATGCCCAGCCACCTTGTGGATGCGCAGCAGCGAGATCGCGCTCGATAGCGCCTTTGGTCGGTTCGCGCTGCCACCAGCCTTCGCCGAGCCAGTGCGCGCCGCGCGGCAATACGCTGCCACGGCCCACGGTAAGGAAGTCCATCACGGACAGCGTGCCGTCGGTCATCGTGATCGCGACGAGTTGATGCTCGCGTTCCATCACTGGTCTCCGAACGCAGCCCAGAACCACGACGCCGGGTCGGTGGTTTGGCCGATGTCGATCTCGACGAGATCCATGGTAAAGCCACCCGCGGCTGGCGTCGCGTTGCGCACCGTCTGAATCAGCGCTGTCGTCGTCGCGCTGTACGTCGTCGTGTTGCACTCGAAGCCGTAGACGATGCAGTAGTTCGCCGACGAGAAGTCGGTCGCGATCACCGGCGCTACTCGGCACGCAGCAGAGTCCGTCACAGACGTGACGTTCCAGCTCGTCGTCATCTGCGGCACGCCGGCCGATACGACGTGCTTTGCCCACGCCTTCGCGACGCCTGGGTGCCAGTTCACGCTGAGCGGCGAGAGCGCCTTGTTGGAGACGGTGCCGGCTTCCATCTCGGCCTGCGTCGCGAACGGACCGATGCCAACGTAGGCGCCGAGGTTCGAGTCGTAGTGGCTCCACACGCCTGACGCATCGAGCAGCAGCTTCTCGCCAGCCGCGAGCACGACCTTCGCATGTGTCACCGTGTCGGTGCCATCTTCCTCGAAGATCGTGACGGTGACGGCCTGCGACGCGTGGTTGTTGTACGCCGAGTAGTGGCGCACGGCGATCTCGTGCGACGCGATGCCGACGAGAATGTCCTGCGTTGTCGCCGAGGTGATGCTCGCTAGCGGCTCGCCGGCACCCGCGTAGCTGTAGCTCGACGGGCCGGTGCCAGTCTTGTCGACGGTCGTTAGGTGCTGCTCGATGTCGCCGGCCGCATCGGTGGTGATGCGCAGCTTGTGCGAGGTGCCTTTCGATATGACGATCACGAGGCGATCGTCAGAAGGTCGGCTTGAGCGGTATGAAGTCGTTCATCTGCCCGAACAGCACGTCGCCGATGACCGGCTCGTCGAAGCTGTTCTCGGCGCACTTGGCGACGACAGCATCGAATACCTCGTTCGCGACATTCATCAGCGTGACACCGGTGGGGATGTGCACTTGCGCCTCGTCCTGAAAGTTCTTCGGCCCATTGCTCTCGCCGCCGTCGCTCTGCGCCACGTCGTACGGCACGACAATATGGAAGTTGTCGACCGGCGAGCCGTCGTAGCCGACGATGACCGGAGCACGACAGAATACGCGGATGGTCATGGTTGTGACCTCAAGGTATAGCCAGCAGTGCCGTCGCGGTTTCGTTGCGCCTTCATATCCTCGAGCACGCCGTCGGTGAGATTTGCGAAACCGATGATGCGCGTCACCGTATCGCCCGCGTTGGCCTTCGCGATCTTGCCGTGACCGCGCAGCAGCACCGCTAAGTCGATGGCCGTGGCGTACGGCAAGCTGACGGCGCGCGTGCCGATCGTCAGCACGACGTGCGCGCCTTCGACATGTACCTTGAGAGGCGTGCGCGGCATCGGGCGCTCGAAGCTCATGGCGGCAGCAGCGCGGCTTTCGCGACCGCGTCCTCGATCGCAGCCGAAACGCAGCCGGCCTCGGTGGCGACTGGCGCGATGGCCTCCGCGACGCTGTGCAGCACGGATGCCAGCGCTTTGTTGCTCGTCTTGCCGTCCGTGCTGCTCGCCGCATAGATGGCGATTTGCCCGGATGCGTGCTTGAAAATGCGAATGATGGAAGTCTGCTCGTCGTCGAACACCTTGGTGTCGACCACAAGGCGCCACTCGGTTGAGCGCGCGATCTTGCTGTAGGCAGCCGCAATATCTGTTTGGCTCATGCGAACACCCAATCGAGCGCGCCGATTGCAAACTGCGGGTTGACGCCGTTGTTGATGACGAGGTCGGCGGCAAGGTCCTGATGCAGCCGCAGCACGTCGCCGGTGGCTATGAAGCCGAGCCCCAGATGCACGACGGTATCGGGACCGCCGGCACTCATCTCGCCGAACTGCACGAGCGCCGCATTGCTCGCTGTGTCGCCTGAGACCGTCCAGCCTGCGCCGCTGCGCGCCTGAGTGGGGCGAGCATAACCGGTGTACGCGACTTCGGTCGCCGTGAGCAACGTGTCGGCATCCGTGAGCGCTGATGTCGATAGCGCGAGCTGCGTGCTGCCGGCGACGGCAGTGGCCGGGAGTCCTGTCGCGTCCCCGATGTTGGCGATGCCGGTGTTGTTGAACAGCAGAAGCGCGAGCGCGTTCTCGAAACCGTTGGTCATCGAGGACATGGCCTAACCCCCAAACCTGCGCACGGCGTCCGCTTTCAGCTCCGCGATCTTCGCCTGCACAGCGCCCAACTCGGCGTGCGCGCGCTTCACATCCTCGTAGGCCGAGGTGCGAGTTGCGAGCGCAGCCGCGGCTTCGTCGGCGAGCGTCTTGAGCGAAGCTTTGGCGGCGTCGACGGCGTCCATCGCGCGCTTGTGCTCGTCGGCCTCGACGGCCTTGATCCCGGCCAAGCGCTCGCGAAATGCTTTGAGTTCGGCGTCATTGTCGGCGTTGATCTCATCGCGCTTTTTTGTCAGCGCCTCGATCTCCGACTGCAGCGTCTCGAGCGCCTTCACCCGCTCGTTCTTCAGCGCCTCCTGAGCCTGCAGATACTCCGCGACCTCGCCGAGTTTGCTCAGAGCGCGAATCAGGTTGCCCCACTTCGACGCCTCGGCAGCCGCTTGCGATACCGTCATGTCGCTCATCGGTTGCGCCTCGCCCACAGGCTGATCGTGAGGTTCGTGGTGCCGTCACCTGCGGTCACGCGCGGGCGGGTGTAGCGCGTGTTCTCCGACACGACCTCGAGCGTGCCTACCGCCGTTTTGGTGATCGCGTTGCCCTGCGGATCGGTCAGCACGGCGTAGTTCGTGCCGTCGTTGCTGCCCTCCAGGTTCACCGACAGACCGGCGCCGGCCGTGCCTTGAAACTGGATCGACTTGTCGCCGAAGTCGGCGTGCTCGAACGGTGCGCCATCATCGCCGTTGAGCATTCCGCTCCACACGACGAGCACGGCGTTCTTCTGGCCGTTCGGGCCGTAGGTGATGGCTGGGGTTCGAGTGGCCAAGGCGTCCTCCGTTGAAACGAGCCGTCATGCTCGTTCGGTTATCCCGTCCGGGGCGAAGTGAATCTAGGCGCGCGCGGTCGCGCTGTCAACGTTTGCCGATGACCTCGATGTGATCGCCTGGCGCGATCTTGGCCAACTCCGCACGCGCACGCTCGCGCGCACCCGGCTCGTCGATCTTGAGCTTGTAGCCTGGCATGTCGCTCTTGGCGTACCACTTCGCGTTCCAATCGACCACGGAAGCCGCGCCGGTGGTGACGTCGTCGCCGGGGCGCAAGCTCTGCTGTTTCGTCGCCGCAGCGAGCAGCGTCTCGAGCGCGGAGAACGTCTCGCGCGGCTGCGCCCACTTGGTGAGCAGACCCGACACCAGTCCGTACTGCTCGTCGCTCAGGTTCTGCTTCGCCCAGCCGTCGAGCCACTTCATGCGCTCGTCCGCGCGCGGCCCCATCGCAGCTTTCTCTGCTTCGAGGTCCAGCATCTCGTAGTGCATGATGAGCGGCCCGACCATCTCTTTCGCGAAGTCGTCGAACGCTTCCTGGCTGATCTTGTGCTTCTTCGCGACCTCGAACGCCTTGCCGAGCAGCGGGTCCTCTTTGTTCCACGTGAGCCCCGCGAGCGCGTCGGTGAACTCCGGCAGCTTGTACTCGGACGGCGGCGCCTTCGCCTCGCCCGCGGCTTTCACCTTGCCTTCGAGCTCCTGAAACTTCGCGCGCGCCTCCGGATACGCCTTCGCCTGGTCGGCCAGCGTCTTGTACTTGCTGTGCTCGAAGTAGTCCGGCCGCTCGCCGGTGCCCTTCACACCTTCGGCGAGGAACCATTCCGTCGCCGTGGCTACCGGCGCTTGCGGGGCTGGCGCTTGTGCGGGCGCGGCTGGGGCGGCGGGCTGCTGGGCGGGTGGGGTGACGTCGACAGGATTGGCGGCCATGGTGTATCGGGGCTCCCGGTGGTGGCCAGTTGGTACTGGCGGATGAGCTGTGAAATCAGGTAGCGCTGGCCCTCCGCGTACGCCATCTGCGCGTGCGTAGCGGTCGGTGGCAGCGGAGCGAACGCGGCGTGGTGCAGGCGCGCAAGCACATGGGGATCGCGCGGCACGTAGCCACCGGCGAAGCTGACGGCCGCGGCCACGCGCTCGCGCCGTTGCTCCTCGGTCTCGCCGAAATCATGGCTCACGCGACCGCCCGCAGCGGCTCACGCGGTGCGGCAACCGGGGCGCCTTGCGGCGGCGCGGCAGCGGCGGCCATGTCGCTCGTGAGCTTCTTGCGCTCGGTCTCGCTGCGCACGAGATCGGCATCAAGCCCGGTGCGCTTGGCGAGCCACGCCGGCAAATTCTCCAGCTTGAAGCCGAGCGCCATCGCCGCCATGCCCGCTTCGCCGCCCATCGTGGCCGCGAGCTGCGCGAGCTCGAGCGAGTGCCCCAGCGCCAGCAAATCCTCTTGATCCTGCGCTTTGGCGAGCGGGCTCACGTACTTGAGCGTGACCGCGCGGCCGTCGACCTTGATGGCCGGCATCTTGCCCTGCTTCTGCAAGATCCACACCGAGCGCGCGACGACCCGCGACAGCAACTCCGCTTGGATGCGGCCGAACTCCGCGCCCATGTCCCACAACCGGTTGCGGTCGTCGATCGCGACCTCGGTGGCCGAGTGCACGCGCGCATCTTTGTTGCGCTCACCGAGCAGCGTGCGGCGCACCGAGTCGCGCAGGTTCTCCATGATGGCTTCGGTGATGACGAAATCCCCGGCGCCGCTTTCCAGCAGTCGCAGGCTCGGGTTGCTCGTGTCGTTGCTGCCCACCGGGATGATGGTGTTCGGCACGATGACGGCGGTGAACGGATTGAACGCCGCGTCGGTGAGACCGGTGTAGGTCGGCGCGGCCACGCGCGCGGCATGGCGCAACACGTACTCCTGCATCGTGTTGAGCGACTTGATGTCGGGCAAGCACGCCATCACGCGCCCGCGCCCGTACGTCTCGCCCGACACGACGGACGAGCGCGCCACGATCACCGGGTTAGGGCTGTCCTCGTAGTCGTAGCGCCACAGAATCTTTTTCGTTGCCCCGTGCAGCACGACGCCGTAGCTGTGCCGATTCTTCGGGCTGAAGATCGAGCCCTGGATGATCTGCACCTCCTCTTCTGGCTTCTCGCGCAATTGGCGCTTCAGCGACTCCGGCCACTCGTTCGTCGTCATGCCGGTGTACATGCGCTCAAGATTGCGCACGAGCGGCTTGCGCTCCATGAACACCGTCTCGACCGTGCCGCGCGGGCCTTCCTCGATCTCGAGCAGCGACAGCGGCACCGCATCGAACACGAGCGGGTCGTCCGTGTCGCCTTCGTCCACACACAGCGCCCCGGTGCCGATCATCAGATCGAGAAACACCTCGGGCACGACGGTGGAGAAGTTGCTGTGGTTCAGGTAGTGAAACAGCGTCGCGGTCGCTTCCTGCAGCCCGTCGATCAACTCGGGACTCTCGGCGATGTCCTCAGGAATGTCAGAGCCTGGTGCGAGTGCCGCCCAATGCTTCCACGCGGGACACAGCAGCGACATCGCGTTGTTCGCCGCCACGCCGACCGCTTGCTGCGCGGTGGAGTCGTAAAGCTCGAAGTTCTTGCGCTGCCCTGGCGCGTACGTGTTGAACGTCTCGCGCTGCGGCATCGCGTAGCGGTAGCACTCCTCGTAGATGTCGCGCCACATCGCCTTGATCTGCGCGGCACGCTCGCGCCGTTTCATCAGCGCCTTGCCGTCCTCCAGATCAGGTGGAAGTTTCGCGACGATCGGCACGGCTACGCAGCGCTCGGCTCGGCGGCGACCTTGTCTCCGCGCTGCTTCGCGGCGGCTTCGGCGCGCTTGCGCCAGCGAGCGGCCTCGGCCTCGTTGCGCGGCGTTGCGTCGGTCTGCGCAGGCCCGTGCACGAGTTCGCGAGCCGCGAGCCACACGCCGGCCGACTCGCGGCGAACCTTGCGCACGTCGTCGTAGCCGGTGTCCCGGCCGACCTTGCCGACGCGCTGCTCAATGTCGTGCAACTCGACGAGCTTGGTCAGGATCGCGAGCGCTGTGTCTTGCTTGTCTTTGGCCATGGTCAACCTCCGGGTTTCCAGCCGTGAGTGCGAATGAAGCCGCGCAGTACCTCGCCCGGCTGTGAAACCGTGCCCGCCTTCTCGCCGCCGCGCGCCGGTGCGCTCGAGGTCGGCACGCTGCGCCGTGCGCTGAGCAGGCTACCGGCGCCAATCCGCGCTCGCGTGAGAGCCTTGATACGGCGATTCTCTTCCTCGTCCAAGCGCGCGAGTTCGGTCGTCTGGCGCTGCTGCAGCACTTCTTGCTCGCGCGAGGGTGCCGGTGCCTTCGGTGTTCTCATGGAGTCGCCTCACGTAGCGATAAAGCTGGTGCGGAGTCTGCACGAACGGCGCGCGAAAGCCGAGCAGCGCTTTCACGTGCTCGACGCAGCTCACCGGCCCGATGTAGAAGCGCGAGCGGATCGCCCCGCCCCTGCGCATGATCGTCACGCGCTGCACTGCTGTCGGCGCATCGTCGAGCCACGGCTCGTGATCGGTACGCATCACGCGCACGTCGAGGAATTCGCCGCTCGGGATGAACGCGACCCACAGGCGCCCGTCGCGCTTGTATGCGCTCACGTGCCGAAAGCCCGGAGCGAGAAAGCGGTTCCACCAAAACGGTCGGTGCGCTTCGGAGTAGACGAGCCACCACTCGACGGGGAAGCGGTCGATGGTGTCGAGCAAGCCGTGTTGACGGAGCCGCGCCCATGTCATCGGCCGAACACGGTGTGCGGAGTCCACGAAGCTCGTGCTGCTGCATCCGCAGCTTTGCGCGCGGTCTCGGCGTAGTCGATGCCTTTCAGTTCGTCCGCGGTGAGCGCGGGATAGCGCTGCGAGCGCAACGGCTCCTTGCCGGCTTTCTCCCGTCGCGCGGCGCGGGTTTGCTCGTACTCGTTCATGGCCCGAACATCACGCCAGGGCATTCGTGAATGACCGGTGCGGCTCCTGGGCCTATAGCTCCACCGCAACGTGCGCACGTGCAGTCGCTGCCGACAATCGCTGGGAAGTGAACGAGCAGCGGTCGCAGCAGCAGCCACGCTCCGAGAGACCATGACCACAGATACTTTGGCTTCACCGAAACACCGAATGCGGTGACCACGCGCCGCCAGGTTGCGCGACTTGGCGCGTAGCCGGCTGCGTCTGCGGCCAGATCATCTCCATGTCGAAAATCCGTGAGATCGCATCGAGCACATCGTCATGCACCGGGACCGGCCACGCGAGCATCTCCTGCTCAATCAGCACCTCGATCAGATTCACCTGCTTGCGGTCCACGTCCGTGTACCACAGCTTGCGCGGCAAGTATAGCCGATGGTCCGACACGACCGGAATCAGGCGCGTGATGCGGTCGTGCTTGGACAGGTTAGGCTCGCCTTGCCGGGGCAGCGCTTGGATGTCGAAGCGGTAGTTTTGCTGCGCCTGCACTTCCTCGATGTACTCGATGTCCGCATCCTTGCCGTACTTCTCATAGCCCACACGCGGGCGGCCCCATTTGCGGTGCATCGCGATCACGAGCTCGGCCCGTTCCTTGAGCTTGAGCCGCGCGCGCACCATGTCGAGCAGATACACGTTGCGGTCGCCGCCAAGCCCCAGCACCACGGCCGCGGTGTAGTCGCTGGTTTTCTTCTTCTCGTTCGCTGGATCCACGATCAAGTAGCGGTTCATCGAGTCCGGCGCAAGTCGGCCATCGTAAAAGCGCAGATCCTCACGCACAAACGAATCGGTGGCGCCCAGTGCCGGGTTTTGCATGAGCTGCGCCGCCGCGTTCACCGCGCCATTGTCGCGTATCCAGCGCTCGAGCGTGGCGCGCGTGAAGAACACCGGCTCGCCCTCGAACGTTCCATCTGCCGTCGCCGGGAACATGCGCGGGGCGAGGGTGCCGGTCTGGATGATGTGCCGATACGTGTCGGCGAAGTGCCAGCGCGTGCCGATGCCGCGCACCTTCGCCCGCGGCGTGCCCAAGTTCGTCGACACCTGAAACGCGTCCGTCGTTTTCTCGATCTGCTCGGGCGTCGTCACCGCGTCCTTGTCGACGACGTCGTCGTAGATCATCACGTCGAAATGGCGCGAGGTCGGCTGCGAGTCGACGAGGCCCCACGCTTCCACGGTTGCCTCTTTCGGATTGCCGCTGCGCTTGACGATGATGCCGGCGTCGAGCGACCACGTTTGCGCCTGGCGCTCAGGCTCCGCGTACAGCACGTCCGGAAACAGCGCTTTGAGCAGCTCGTTGCGCTCGAATTCGTTTTTGATCTGCGCGAGAAATCCCTTCGCGATGCCGCGCGTGTGGCTGAAGATCGCGATCGTGGGCTCGTAACTCCACAGCGGCTCTTGCCCGTGCGAGGCGAGAATGTCCTGGATCGTCTTGGCGAAGGTGATGACGGTGGACTTGTAGTGCGCGCGCGCCCACAGATCGAGGTAGCCGTCGGGCTCACGCTGCACCATGCGCACGCGATCGAATAGCCACGGATGCTCGACGTCCTTGCGGCCGAGCACGTAGCGCAGCAGGAAGTACAGGTCAGTGCGCGCGAGGTTCCGTTGGTGCGCCCACTGCTCTTTCGGCGAGAGTTTCGCCAAGCCATCGAGCAGTGGCTTGTACTGCGAAATGCTCGTGGGTAACAGTTCCGCTATGTTCGACATGGCGCAGGTCAGGGATCCCCTTTGCGATCAGCGCGAGAGCGGCGCGCACTTGGTCCGATGACATGACGACCGGAACGTTCGGAGCGGCTGGCACCGCCTCGCCGAACGCAAACGCCTGCACGCGCTCGACGAGCTTGGTGAGCTTGATGCGCTGGCGCACGAGCTCTGGCGTCCACCGCTGATTCGCGCCCGTTGCCGATGTTCTGCTGCCGCCGCTCATCAGTGCCGCGCCCTCTGCGCAACCGCGAGCTTACGCGGCGGCACGACCACGCGCGCGCGCTTCTGCTTCACGAGGTCGCGCATGCGCGTCTGGATCTCGACCGGGCTCGGGCCGCCACGCGCGAGAATGCGCTGCTCGATGTGGCGCATGGTCTGCTGGAATTGAAACAGCGCCGTGCCAGCGTCCATCGGCTCACCGCTGTCGGTGAACCGCGCGCGCTTCGCCAGCTCCTCGGCCGCGTCGCGGTACAGCACGAAGTCACGATCGCACGCCGCCTGCACGATGCGCTGCTCGACCATCTTGTCGGTGAGCACGCCCAAGCCGAGCTCGCGTTTGTGCAGCGCCGAACGCGCCGGGATCTCGTACACCTCGACATCACCCGTGGTGGCGATGTGGATGTAGTCGCCGAGCCCGACCTTCTCGTCGACGCGCTGCACGAACGCCGGATTCGCCTTACCGCGGCGCAGATGCAGTTTATTGCCCTGATACCAGAACGCGCGCGCGTCGGTGTTGGCGAGCTTACGCGGCATGTTTGCGTCGCACTCTAGGCGCTCCCACTGGCAAGTCGAAGCGGTGACACAGGCGCACGAGATAGGCGTAGCTCATTCCGAGCTCGTTCGCGGCTTCGACGTGCGTCCTGCACCTCATCACGACGCGGCGAATCTGATCGGCCCACGAGTCGAGCTTGGCGACTTCGATGCCGAGCTTGCGGCACTTGAGGTAGCAATGCGTGCGATCAATGCCGAGAGCCTTCGCCGCCTTGCCGATGCCGCCGTGCTTCGCAATCGCGAGTTCCAACTGCCGCCGCTCCCACTGCCGTCTGCGATCATAGAAATTCACCGCGCTCGAGCAACGATCCGATAGCCGCTCGGCCGAATCTCGAACACACGCTCAAGCGCCGCGACCGCGCGATTCGTGCACTCGGTTTGCGCTTCAACAGCGCTGCGGTGATTGGTCAGCACAGCGCCGCTCGAGTCGCGGCACGTCCACTCGTAGGGGTCGATGCGCGTCGAGGCGACCGTGATGTTGGTCGGCGGGCTCGGCGGCGGCTCGACGATGTCCTTGCTGGCCGGCGCTGCTTGAACCGAATCGGTGCCGGTGATGCGCGCCGTTGCGGTGTAGAAATTTTGCCCGATCGGCTGATTCGCCAGCGCGGTCCCAGTCGCGGTCGTTTGGCAGATCGCCACGAACGCGCCGCTCGTGCCGGTGCGCCGCAGTACGGTGTACGTCAGCACGGCGCCGGCCGGCAACGGCGTCGGCGGCGTGGTTGCGTACGTCGTCGGCGCTACCCACGCGACGCGCGTCTCGTTCCACGGCTGCGGCTGCACCGTCGACGCGGGCGCGCAAGTCGGCAGCGGTTGCGCTTCGCTGCGACTCGCCCATGCGACGAGCAACGCAACGGCGACGAGCAGGATTCCGAACGGCGCGAGGCCGATGCGCTTCGACTTCACGACAGGTCCACCTCTCGCAGCACGTACCGCCCCTTCGCATTTTTCCGCCAGCCGAAAACGAGAATACGCCATCCCGCGAGCCGAAGCACGTGCAGCGCATCGCTCGCGACGATCTTGGCCACGCGCGCCGACACGTTCGCCCCGCTCGTCGCCTGCACCGCTGTCACTGAGCCGTTCGCATCCACGGCCAGCACGTCGACGATGCCGAACAGGTCGCGGCGGATGTTGGCGCCCGGAATCCACCGCTCGACGACGTCCACCAGGGGGAACCCCCGCTTGCGCAGCTCGGCCAGGGTGCGGGAGGTGGGGCTACCCATTTGACCAATTTCCGACGTTCGCATGACGGTAGGCGTGCGCGCGCGCGATCCCCCTATAACCCCCTGCGGAATGGCCCGCAAGGCCCGCATTCCGTAAACGGGGTGCCTTGCGGGGTATGTGCGTGCTATTCAGAATCATGTATTGCCCGCATCGCCCGCAAACGGCGCCACTGCTTGAGTTCCGGCCACGAATACCTCGATCAAATGACGGTCTTTGCGGCGTATTACGTCGACGCGGATAGAGCCTATTCGCCGCAATTCTTCGAGGTGTCGGGCAAAACGGCGCTTTCCGGCCCGATTTTGGAGCGATTTGGGGAGGTCTGGAGACGCCATCAAAACGTGGTAAGCGGTCCTCGGTCCCTGGGCCGCTGTCGGCACGTAGCCACCGCTGACGACGACATCGCGCAGTGCTCGCATGATCCCGGCGCGCTCCTCGGTATCTTGCAGGGAGGCATCGACGCGAGTCGCGGCCGCAGTGGCGACGAACATGTGCGCATCGTCATCCCAGCGCATTTCGATTTGCTGGTCCGTGCGGCCGTGGTTGGTTTTCTGCAGCTCGAGCAGCAGTTGGCCATCGGCACGGACCGAGTTGCCATCCTCGTCCGTCTCGAGCTGTGGGCGCAGATACCAGCGCGCTCGCACCGAGTTATGCCAGCCAGTGGACCCCGAGTAGCCCTCCGAAACAGCGGCGTTTGCGCCTTGTTTGTTGACGTGGTGCACGAGCATCACCGCGCCGTCTCGATTGACCAAGCGCACGAGGGCATTGACGAAGGTTTTGACCTGGCCGCGATCGTTCTCGTTGCCGCCATAGGTGTCGGACACGCCGTCGACGACGAGCAGCGCACCCGGATCATCGGCCATGATGCGCGCGAGCTCGGTGTAGGCGCGGGTCGGCTGTAGGCCGTCGAACGACGAGCGATAGAGAATTGCCTCGTGGCCGACGAGGTCGCGGACCATGAGCCCGGAAAGCGCCGCCGCATTCCAGCCTTCGCGCCGGCAGATGCGATCGAGCCGCCAGTGCAAGACATCGACGCGATCCTCGCACGACAGGTACACCACACGCCGCGCCGCTGTGGATAGGCCACACCACGCACGGCCTTGGGCAATGGCGGCGGCCAGGTGTAGCGCGATCGACGACTTCCCGGCACCACCATGCCCCGCGATCATCGTGGCGTAGCCGGCCGGCAGCCAGTCCTCGATGAGCATCGCCGGGCGCTGCGGCTCAGTGGCCAGCAGCGCCGCGATGTTGAGCGGCGGTGGCCACAGCGGCGTGTCGGGCGCGGCTTGCTCGCGGCGTAGGCGCTCGACTTGCTCCTGGGCAAAGCGTAAAGCGTCCTCGACCGACGAGAAGCCGGTGGCGCCTGGGAAGATCTCCACCACCTTCGATCGCCCAGCCGCGGCGCGCACGTTGCGCGCGTAGGCCGCGGCGTTGACGGCGCTGGGGCAATCCGCGTAGAGCTGCGCGATGTACTCAGAGCCCCCCGCAGGCTCGAGCTGCCCGGTCGCACTCATGCGGTCGACGACGAGCACCGGGTCCGCTACGCCGCCGTCCTCCATGAGCCAGGCGATGGCGCCGAAGATCGTGCGGTGATCGGCGCGCACGAAGTCGGACTCCGACACGACGTCTTTGATCTGCGGCCAGGCTTTGGCGCTGTCAAGCAGCAACGCGCCGAGCAGTGCCCGCTCGGATTCGGCGGCAATGCGGGCGTCTTGGTCGGTCGACAGCGCCACGGGGCGGCTACTTGCGCCCGATGTGGTCGATGTCGTCATTGAACGGCTCGCCCTTGTCCTTGGCGGTGGTGCCGCCGAGAAGCTGCAGCGCGAGCTGTATCTCTTTCGAGGACAGCGGGCGTTTTTGCTTCGGTCCGCGCTTGGCACCTCCACGGAATTTTCGCCGGCGCACCGGGCCGCGGCGGTGCTCGTACTCGTCGAGGTGGCTCATCCGATCGGCCTGCGCATGACGAGCCCCGACTCGCCGTAATCGGGCTGGTCCTCGATGAGCAGCGCTCGGTCGACGTTGCGCCGCTGCACGACAGCAGTTCGCCGCGCGATCTCCTGCCTGCGTTCGAGGTCGGTGTCGATGTCACACACCGGCCGGCGCAGTTCGCGGTACGGGCTCACGACGAGCTGCACGATGCGCGCGAGACGCCTGAGCGGCTTCACTGGAACCACCACGCGAGCGCGCCATAGACCACGGTCGCGGCGCTGAGAATGATCACGAAGCCCTTGCGTGCTCGACGCAGTTCCTCGTTGCGGCGCAGCTCGCGCTGGTCTACACCGTGCTCGGATTCATCCTCGAATTCCTGCGAGGCCGGTCTCTTGACGATGTGCATGGAGCTTCCCCTGCCAGGTGAAAGCGGTTGCGGGACACGATCGCTACGCCCTGCGATTCACTTCGAGGTAGACCGTCACGCGCTCGAGGCCGAGTGCTTTGAGCATTCGCTCGCCGGGCCGCCGTCGACCCTTGATGACATGGCACAGGTGGCCCTCGGACACTCCGAGCTCGTCGGCCAGCTCGCGCTGGTTTTGCGTTTTGAGGCGTTCGCGGATTATGGAGAGTGGGTCGTTCATGGCCGGAATATAAACCTCATTGCGGCCCTTGACAAGCCTTGTCAGATACGCCAAAGTAAGCCCCGTCGACCAAGGAGCCGTGCAAAATGAATACCCCGGACCACGCATCTGACTCCCAGATTGCCCGACTCGTCGAAGGCGAGGCAGTCAACCCCGAGACCATCTTTCACCGGCCGGTCCCTGACATGCTGGCCGAGATACGCGCGACGCACGAGACGACGGCTCAGTGGCTGTTCCGCCGCTTCAAGGCCGGAAGCATGACTCTCGGCAAGCTCGACGCCTACCGAATTGCGAATGAGCTGGAGCGCGTGACGGCCGAGCGCGACCAAGCGCTGGAAGCGGGCGCGCAGTTGGTGAAAGAGATCGCGGCGCTGGCGGTGAAGCCGTGAGCGCCCGCCGCTTCGCGATGTTCTTCAAGGACCCACTCGGCGATTCGCGCGCGGACGTGTTCGGCGAGGTCGAGGCGAACGAGGTGCGCATGTACCCAGGATCGCGCGAGGAGCCGGCGGACTACGCGATCACTCCGGTGCGGCTTTCGCTCGGCGATGCGGATTTCTACGGCAAGGATCTCGAGCAGCCGCGGCTACGCAAGGTCGTCTCGCACATCATGGAATACGGAGGCAGCAAGTGAGCACGCAACCGTCTGGCGCAGACTCGCGGGCTTTCGACGTGGCGGTGCTCGTCTCGATCACGAGCGGCGTGCTACTCGTGCAACCGTTCTCGAAGGTTCACGAGGCGTGCGAGTGGCTCATGGGGCATCCGGTGTGGACGCACGAACTCGGCAGCGAGGCGACCGTGAACCGCATCAAGGCCGCCGTGCTCGCACAGCACCCTGACCTACCGAGCGAGGTCACGGCCGACCGCAACAACTGGGACGCCGTTGCCGCGTCGCTGCGTGAGACGTACGGCGCCACGCGCGATGTTGCCAAGGGATCGGGCGAGCGCACGGCCAGCCCGATCGAGACGCTGCGGCAGATGCGCCCCGACCTGGCCGACGACGCAATTGTTGTCGTGCCCTCCCCCGGGGAAACACGATGAGCGCCGAGCAATACGCCTGGAACGAACTACAGCGTACGCGCGATGCGGCCGAGGCGCTTAAGGATGGTTGCAGCGCCGTGCTCGGGCTGATCGAGCTTATCCGCGAACGCGACGACTTGACGCCAGAACTGCGCGAAGTGCTGAACACCAATCACCGCATCGCGGAGGCATTGGCGGCGCTCGCCAAATACGAGACCTCTGCCAGCGGAGATTCAAAGTGATTACGCACCAGCGCAGACGCAACGTCATCCACACGTTGCCGCAAGACGAAGTGACGGACAAGGACGGCAAGGTCACGAAGCCGGCTGTCGAGCACTCGTCCGAGACGTTCAAGAGCATCAACCTGGCGAAGCGTGCCTCGCGCGCGTTGCAGAAAAAGCCTGGCGTCGTGCTGAGGGCGACCAAATGAGCGCGTCTTCAAACGACGGAGCACTGAAAGCTGTGCGCTTCAAGATGGACGTGACCATCCAAGCAACCGGCATCGCTGACGCCAAGGAGCAGATTGCTCGCTTCTTGCTCGAAGAGGCTCCGATGCCGCAAACCCAAAACGCGAGCGATGGATGGTGCTGCGGCGCTGTCGAGGATTGGCACTATGCCGAATCGTGCTGGTGATCCCTGTTCTCAGGACTCCCGCACCGAGGAGCTGCTTCACCGCTTGGAATCGTGGTGCGAAGCATACCCACTGGACATATTCGCGGAACTCGAAGGCAGTCCGACGCCGCCCTACACCGGCGACTACGACACAGCGTTCAAGCGGACCCTCATCACACGAGCGTCTGTTGGCATGGCTCGTCACATGATCGAGAAAGCACTCAAGCCGGCGATCGAGGAAATAAAGCGGCTGTCCCAGCAGAACACCACCACAAAGGAAACGCCATGACCCACGCAGATTTCACGAACGACGAATTGCTCGACATCGGCAACGCGCTCGAAGCCGCTGCCAAGGCGACAGCCACCGAGCTCAAACTCGCACGCGCCAAGCCGTACACGCGGGCGCTGGAGGCGCAGCAGAAGCGCTACGAGACGCTGTTCGCGCGCGTCGTCAAAGCGGTGGAGCAGCCCAAGTGACAGCGCAGCAAAAGTCCCTCGTGCCCGAGGCCGAGCCAGGGATGCTCGCCATGCTCGAGCGCATCGCGCTGAACCCTGAGGTCTCGGCCGACAAGCTCGAACGGCTGCTCGCGATCCAAGAGCGCGTGATGGCGAAGCGCGGCGAGGACGACTTCAACGTGGCGATGAACGCGGCGCAGGCCGAAATGACGCGCATCTCGGCCGATGCCACGAACCCGCAAACGCACAGCCGCTACGCCACGTACGGCAAGCTCGACGCCGTGCTGCGCCCGATCTACATCAAGCACGGTTTCGCGCTGAGCTTCGGCGAAGGCGTCACCGACAAGCCTGGGCACGTGCGCGTGCTGTGCTACGTCACGCACCGCGGCGGGCACACGCGCATGTACCACCGCGACATGCCGGCCGACGGCAAGGGCGCGAAGGGCGGCGACGTGATGACGCTGACCCATGCGTCTGGCTCCGCGCAGCGCTACGGAATGCGCTACCTGCTCATGGGCATCTTCAACGTGGCGATCGGCGATGACAACGACGGCAACGGCGCGCGCGGCGCCACGATCACCGACGCGCAGGTTGCGGATCTTGAGGCGTTGATGGACGAGGTCGGCGTGATCGGCGAGCTGCGCGACCGAGCGCTCAAGGCGTGGCGCGTCGACAGCCTCACGCAAATCCAGACGAAACACTACGAGGCGATCGTCAAGCAGATCGAGGGCAAGCGAAAGTGAGCGCGCAGCTCGTAGAGCAAGGCTCGGCCGAGTGGTTCGAGGTCCGCGCCGGCAAGCTCACCGCCTCGCGCTTCGCCGACGCGGTCGCCAAGCTCAAGGGCGGCGGCTGGGCCAAAGCACGGCACGACTACCTGATCGAGCTGCTGTCGGAGCGCCTCACCGGGATCTCGGCGCCACATTTTCTCAGCCGCGAAATGCTCGAAGGCATCGAGGCCGAGCCCAACGCTGTGGCCGCGTACGAGTTCGCCTACGATGTCGCGGCCACACCGATAGGATTCGTCGAGCACCCGACCATCGCTAACGCCGGCGCCTCCCCGGACCGCGCCATCGGCGATGTCGGTCTGCTCGAAGTCAAGGCGCCGAAAACCTCCACGCTGCTCGAACTGCGCCTGGCCAAAGAGCACGGCTACACCTATGCGAACAAGCGCGAGGACGCCGACGACAGGTATCTCGCGCAGTGCATGTGGCAGCTCGCGTGCTGTCCGACCAGGGCGTGGTGTGACCTCGCCTACTACGACGCGCGCCTGCCGATGGGCTTGCAGTTGTGGGTGCGCAGAATCCACCGCGACACAACGATCATCGCCGCCATGGAAGCAGAGGCGCGCGCGTTCTTGGCCGAGCTCGACGCGTTGCAGGAGAAGTTGCGATGACGCGCTTCACCGTTTGGCAGTACGCCCGCGCCCTGCTCGTGATCGCGCTGCTGTGCGCGGTGCCGTGGTGGCTACCATGAGCAGCCCTCACCGTCGAGCGATAGAAGCGGGGAACCGCAGAAAGGGCAGGCCGCCGCCCGATCGTTTCCCGCTGTTCTATATCGGGTGCGGACGAATCGTCAGGGTACGCGACGGCAAGATGCTGCCGTGCGAGTGTTCGAGCTGCAAGGTGCAAAAATGAAGCGATTTTGGTGCTATCTCTACGGTCACTCCAAGCCCTACTACAACTCAGGGGTGGCGAGGTGTCGGTGTTGTGGACAGCAAATCGAAGCGCCGAGGTAACACCATGTACGAATGGATCTACAAGCAACTGTGCTGGGCAACGTGGGAAGAAGCGTGTGCGCCTCCTGGCCAAATCGCTTGGTACAAGAAGATCGCGCGCCGCTGGTTGCCGACACCGAAGCGACTGCGCGATCCGCAAGCCCAGGGTCGAAGGTAGGGGAACGCTTTTGAAATCGCGGGGTAGCAGAATCGGTAAATGCAGGCCGCCAAGCCTGCCGGGTAATAAGCGGCGAGTGGCATCGCTGCGGTCCCCGGCTTCCGGGTTCGAGTCCCGGCCCCGCTACCAAAAGGCGCTCAGGTCGCTGCTGAAAGCCTGCGATACGGTGCTCGCCCGCGACGACCTACCGTGGTGCGAGTGCGGCGGCAAGAACTGCGCGACGATGATTCTGCGCGCGGCCGTCGCTAAAGCTCACGCCTTTTCGGAGAACGCGCCATGAGCCACGATCTCAACCCAGACGAGCAGCCGAACGACGTGCTGTTCCACATCACGACGCTTCGAATGATGTCGGCCGGCACCGAGATGCCGAAGCGGTGGCACGAAGGCTTCTGGCGAGTGATGGACCGAGCGCACGCCGAGATCGTGCGGCTGCGCGCGGAAAACCGCGAATTGCGCCTGTCTCGGAGGGACTCGTGAGCGAATCAGACGACGCATTCGACGCCTTCGAGGCGATGATAAAGCGAACGCTCGGCGACGAGATGAAGGCGCATGACGGCGTGTGTGTCGAGCTGTGGTGTGCGCTCGCGAATGTCGACTGGTATCACCCCGAGAAGCACTTCGCGGTGTCCTACAGCTTCAGGGCGGCTGGCGGGATGATCGCCGACGTCATCGAACGCGGCGGCTACATGGATTGGTACTGCTCCGGCTCGTACCCAGACGTGTCAGACCGAATCCAGCGCGCGTTCAAGAAGGAAGGATGGATTCACGATGCGCTCGGGCCGATCTGCGACGAGCCTGGCTGCCTCGCCTCGGTGTCGTGCGGGACTCCGGTGCCTGGCGGCAAGTACCGCAGCACATGCAGCGAGCACGCTCCGCGTTTTCAGTCTCGGGAAGGCAGCGGCACTTGAAACACGTCGTCATGTTCTCGGGTGGCGTCGGCTCGTGGGCCGCGGCGAAGCGCGTCGCGGAGCGCCACGGAACCGCCGATCTCACGCTGCTATTCGCCGACACGAAGATGGAGGACGAAGACCTTTACCGCTTCCTCGATCAGGCATCAAAGAACGTCGGCGGGCAGCTCGTGCGGCTGGTCGAGGGGCGGACGCCCTGGGAGGTGTTCTTCGACGTGCGGTTCCTCGGTAACAGCCGCAACGATCCATGCTCGAGAGTGCTCAAGCGCAACATCGCGGACAAGTGGTTCGACGACAACTGCACGCCCGAGGACACGCGCGTTTACGTCGGCATCGACTGGACCGAGAAGCATCGGATTGACCGCCTAGCGGAGCGTAGGGCGCCGTGGGTGTACTCCGCGCCGATGTGCGACCCGCCCTACCTCTCGAAGGCAGACATGCTCGCGTGGCTCAAGCGCGAAGGGATAGCGCCTCCCAGGCTCTACGAGATGGGCTTCTCGCACAACAACTGCGGCGGCTTCTGCATCAAGGCCGGCATCGGGCATTTCGCCAACCTGCTGCGCACGATGCCGGAGCGCTACGCTTACCACGAAGCCAAGGAGCAGGAAATCCGAGAGTACCTTGGCCGCGGCGACATTACCGTTGTGAGAGATTGGGCGACACGGCCGCCGAAGAACATCACGCTACGCGCGCTCCGCGAGCGAATCGAGGCCGGCGCGCAGATTGACGCCTTCGATGTCGGCGGCTGCGGCTGCTTTGTCGATTCTGAAGTGGCCGAGTCCTCGGGAGGCAGAACATGAACGACAGAGCACGGCCGACGATCGCGGAACTGGAGAAGATTCTCGCCGCGCCGGATGGTCCGGCCGTAGAGATCACGCCGGCCGGCGAGGTCGTCGCCAAGGGGCTGCGGCATGAGATCGAGCGGGCTGTAAATCGTGTGAGCGCCGAGAACGGCAGCAACACGCCCGACTTCATCCTCGCCGACTACCTCGCCTCCTGCCTCGCTGCGTTTGACCGAGCGGTGCAAGCGCGCGAGCGATGGTACGGTCGCGATCCGGGTGCAAAACCGCCCTCTACTGGACCCACATGACCTTTGAATCGAAGTGCGCGGACTGCGGTGGTTACGACATCGAGTGGATGTACCGATGCCACAAGCACGGCCTTGAGTACTGCCGCGGCTGCTCGTGCCCTGAGTGCGCCGACGAGGACTGCGACGATGAATACGCCTACGACGATGGAGATGACGAGCCGTGCGACAACAAGCTAGCGCATGACGCGCACGACGAGGTGCCGTGCCCCGACTGCGGCAAACTCCCGTGACGACCGGAAACCCTGACCCATGACCCAAATCGAACAGCACCTCGTCAACAGAATCCGACAACTTGAGCGGCAGATCACGGCGCTGATGCGGTTCACTCAGCCGCTCGGCTCTACTGAGGTCGACGAGTGGAAAGACTCACGCCGCCGAGCCGATATTGAGTTGCACGAAATGCAGACCGGGGGCTCGGAACGATGAAAGCATGCAAATACTGCGGCGAACCACTGTCCCTCGAGGAAGATGAGGACGGATACGAGGCGCACGCCTATCAGACGTGCATCAAAAACCTTCAGTCCAAGCTAGACCATTTCGATCGGCTGCTCGATGGCGTGCGAAAAACATGCGGCAAGGCGCACCACTACGACAGCCCAGAGGTAATGGCCGCCGAGATACTCAACGGGATCGAACCGGAGCAGCCGAAATGACCAACGAGGAGCGACTTGAACAGGTTCGCAAGATGCACGCGGCTGCGCGTCCGAACATCGGCAACATCGCGTGGTGGAACACGCACGAGGATCGCGGCTTCCTGCTTCAGCAGTTAGATGCGGCGCTGCTCCGTCTAGGCGAGAGCGAGAAGCGGCTGGAAGCGGCCAACAAGAGATACGCGGATACGGTCGCGGCGCTCACCGAGGAAATCGCGAGTCGCCAGTCCAGATTAGGCGCGGTCGCTTCTCTGTGCGAGCAGGCGACTCGCTATCACGGCGCCGTCACGTTTGCCGACGCGATCAAGGGTGCGCTCATCGGCCACGCGCCAGTCGTAGAGAATCGCGTATCTAAAGTGCCGGCCGAGCAATACACAGACGAGCCGGTTCAGCCAGTCAACGCCCAGCACCCGCTGTTCGAGCGCATCTGGCAGGCAATCAAGGAATGGGACATCGAACGAACGCGCGGCCGCGGATATGCTGGCGCCACCGGGACGGACGTACAGGCCATCATCGACGCGATCGAACATGGATAGGTTCGGCTGTCACGTCTGCGGCAAGCACCCTCGAGACGGGCACTCGACGTTTCGGCAGAACGCCAAGGGGCAGCCTGGCATCTTTGCCTGCGACGAGCACGACAAACGGCGTGACGCGGAGACGCATCGAGTTGTGGCCGAAATTGAGACTCGCGATCCTGGTCGGTCAAAGCACTGAGACTGAGTGAGACCCGCTTTGAGTTACGGTCCCTGTCGCCGAAGCGTCGACTAGAAAGACAGGCGGGGTTCGGCAGCGATTACCGTCAAAAAGCTGCCACTGATTTAGATACGCCTACGAACGACTCTCGCCTATCTACCCGCCAACAACCTCTCACACGGAGGCTCTTGGTAATCTTCACTGGCTAGAGCTCGGTACTCGCGCTTAAGTCTTGCAATGGTCGAGTCAAGTCCGGAACTACCCATACACTTGAGGGTCAGGAGGTTTCGTAGTTCAGGGACTACCTCTGTAAAGGCTCTCACACGCCCTAGGTCGGTCCCTAGAACGTCGATCTTGCCCTCCACCCCTTTCACCCTGGTATCCACTGTCTGAGCTACGTAAGCCGCTACGTACTCTTTAGTAGCGACGCTATCGACGAAGCGAAACGTCTGGATGACAGTCGTGGCGTTCCCAGCCGATAGGAGCACCATGATTGCGGCGATGGAGCTAATCACCGGATGTTCCTTGAGAGAGTCTTTGAGTGCCACATGATTCCCATGTTAAGCGCCTTTGTAGTTGTTTTCGGTGCGCTGAATGGACTATTAGTCCAGACTTGTTTCTCGATTTACTGAGAGTGGGGCGTATGGCGTTCGTATGGCAGATGCAAGTGATTCTCGACGTAATCGCCCCACCTGTTCCAGTCGTGTTCGATCATTCCGACCAGATGCGCCACACGCGTATCGGCCTGCTCTTGGGTTAGCTTCCCGGTCGCTACCGCTTGCGCAGCTAGCTCATGCGGCGAACTCTTGAGCGCAACCGACAGCGGAGCGTCATAGACAGTAATCGTTTTGTCCGTGACCGGGCTGCCGCCAGTGCCGCAAATGATAATGTCGTGGCTCACTATTCGTCCTCGTGGTCGTGGGATGACTCTGCGTTGATTCCGTGCGCTTTTACAGCAGCCCGGAGCAACATCAAATCTTCTTGCGCTAGACGCGACTCTCGCTCCGCGATCGAGGCAGACCAGCTTGCGTTGATCGCGAACCCGGCCGCGATTGCGGCAGTGAGAATGCAGACCCCCATCACAACCAACATTCCGTTGGTCAGCGCAGTTCCCCGATTGTCTACCGGAACCGCTAGGTCTACTCGTTGCTCGTTGGTCTGTTGAGAGGCTTTGGTAGCGGGACGATTCGCACGAGCAATCATGCTCAGGTGGTCATCGTCGCCAGTGTCACTCATGCCTAGATACTACCGCCATGAGAATCATTCTACTAGCCGCTTTTAGTAAACCATGCCACCAAATCCTTCACTTTCTGGGGTAGATCGTCCCGGAGCTTGTGAAGTCCGTCACGGGTGCGCTCTTGCTCTTTCTCAAGCATGCCCACCTTGCTCTCGACCGTCGCAATTCGCTCGTGCGCCTTCGCATCGTGGAGAATGTGAGCGACTAGACCGCCAATGATCGCTAACGTCACCGTGACGATAATCGCAATCCACTTCGCGTCTAGGCCAGCGTCCACACGTTACTGCTTACCAGTCAGTAAGTCGGTTTTCTGCTTGCTGCCAGAACTCGATCCGAAGTAGTACGCGATCACCTGCTTAGCCTCTCCGACCATGTAACCGACAATGGTCCCGGCTAGAGCGCTCTCCACCTTGGCGTAGCCCATGAGCACCCCGGTAGCTACAGCGATGAAAGCGCCCACCATGACGTAGGCGAGGTTGCGGGTCGTGTTGTCGCCGGTAGCTCTTTGCGCAATCCCGTGGGCTCTAGCATCCGCCAATCCCTTCTCGTGGATCGCCTCAAGGTCAATGTCGAGCTCCTTGGCCCTGATCTGAAGGTTGGCTTCAGCCTCTTTCAGCTTTGCTAAACCTTCGGGGGTTTGCAGGGCTTCGAGTGCTGCTTCGTCCGTATCCACACCAAGAGAGGTCTGGAGTAGCTTGCCGGCCATCCCGCCGAGCGGACCGCCGAGCGTAGTTCCAAGAACCGGCGCCACAGTACCGATGATCTGCTTGAGCCGCTGACCAAACTTAAGCGCCATCTTTCACCTCGATTTCGACAGGTTCGCCAGCCAGGATTGCGTTGGAAATCTGACCGTAAATCCTGCGATAGCAAATCGTCGATTCGCTCAACGTCCCGCCGACATGCGCCCCATCTCCCACCAGTATGCACCCTTCCGTGTCATCGTCGGTCACTCCGGTGTGGATCATGATTCCGGTGAAGCCGGGAACGTCTCTCAAGACAATCATGCCGCGATGCTCGGCCGGAAAGCGCATTAAGTATTTTTCGTGAAGGCGTCCAACCGTTTGGAGCGATAGTTTGTATGTTCCGGCAGGGATTCTAGTCTCGCCAGGGACCTTCACTTCGCGAAACTCGTCCTCAAGCCCGAAGCAAGTAAACTGTCCGTCTACGTACAACGCGCTCAGCGTGGAGTCTTCGAGAGAGGCGAAGCGGAAGAGAAGTAGTTTCAATCTCCCTCCACGAACGCATCATAATTAAAGGTCTGGTCTGCTCCGTGGGCGTTGTAGATGCGAAAGCCAACGTGCGTGTCGTCGGCCGGAGACTGAGTGCCAATCACTTGTGACGGAGCGGTGTAGCTCACGGAAGCGCCGGTAAGATTGACGACGGTTTTTCGTCGAGTTGTCGCGATCGACCTAGACAGCGTTGCAGACGTGTCGCCGGTCGATGCGGCGGTGATCGAGGCGGTAGTTCCGGATACTCTTGCGCTCCGAGAATATCCCTCTCGTTTGCCGCTGGTCTGATCATCTACACGAGCGCCTGAGCTGTTGTTGAAAATCTCGTTAGGCCCGACATAAGACGCCTGGGAATTGATCTCGTTATAGATGCCCTTGACGTTTTGCCCTTGACCGTCGATCTCATTCCCTTCGACAAACCCTCCGTGAGAACTTCCGTTAGTTCCCGTGCGTCTCATCCCGATGACGCAGGAAGTTGCGTAAGCGTGCAGTGTGTTACCACTGACAATCGTGCCGTCGGCGTTCAGCATCCGGATAACGTCGGTCCCGGTAAACTGGCCGGTGATGGCGCCGTTGACGATTTTGTTTCCGGTCGGGTAGGGACCTCCGCTCGCGCCCTCTACTCTCACCGATTCGGTCGTCATGCCGTCGCCGTCATGAAACACGCGGACCGTGTTCCGGTGCGCTTTCTGCACGATGGCTACAGCCCCACCCTGCCCAGCAACAGTCTCATCCAAATTCTGGCAGAACAGCGTGACCTCGTTCTGCTCGGTCGCGTCCTGAGCGGAAGTCGAATAGATTTGCGCCGCGTAGTTGTCGCAGTCGTCCACATGCGCGACTACCTTGTTGTAGCGAGAGCCGGCCGAAAGATAGAGCGCGTGGCGCGCGATGTTTCTGGCAATGAGGATGAGATCGCACTGCTCGGCGGGCGACATGAGCAGCGCATAACCTTCGTCTACGCCAGCCGTCCCAACAATGTCGTGAGCGTAGATACGTCCCTTCCATCGCTTGGGGCGGTCTGCAACCGCAGTCCCGGAAGTCGGCTGAAGATGAACACCATAGGTAGCGTTCGATACCTCAACGTCAAGCGTTACGTCGGTCACTCCCTGAGCAGCCGGATAGATCAGGCGCTCTACCTGGCTCACCGTTCCCTTTCCGGTGAGCTTTCCAGAGACTTTGCAGCCGGTATTGAGCAGGAGCAGATTGATACCGGCAGCACCGGCTGTAATGTTGATGTTCTTGAGTTCGACTCCGGCCGGAACAGTGAGCGCTGAATTCGACGTGCAAGCGATCCATTCGCCGTCGATCACTTTCTCGCCGCAGTTCAAGGCGTTTTGAATAGCGGTCGCTTCATTGCCAGAACCGGTTACGCCATAGCGGCGAAACTTCCCAGGCTCATACTGAAAATTCGTCGGCGTTACGCCTGCGGAGATCTCGGCGGCGGTGATGGGGAACAGCAGCGCGCCAATAACCGATTGCGTGAGCGTGACGTTGCTGACGCCGGCAGCAGGCTCTGGAACTCCAGTTGGCCCGATGAATACGTACTTGCTCAGCCAGTTCGCGATCGGCGTTAGCTCAAGGCTTGCGTTTGACGGCGCCGCCGTTTGCGGAATTCGCAGTGCCCTGCCAATCTGATTCTCTAGCTGTTGCTGTACGAGCGTGATGCGGTCGAGCTCGTCGTTCATCGACGTCGAGAGGTTCGGGCCGTTCTGCTGAAAGTCCGTCGTGCGAGCAATCGCAATGTCGCGGTAGATCGTGACAACTTCGCCGCCAGTCATCGGCACGACGAACGTGACGTTCCCGCCGTTGTCGTCCGTTGCGCCGCTGACGGTGTAGTCGGTGTTCAGCGCTTGCAGAACCGTGCCTTTGTACACGACCAGGTCGGCATCTGCGAAGATCGCGAAAGGGTACGGGAACACCGTCTGACCAACGCTCGCCGTGTACTGCTGGCGCGGCGACAGGTCCAACACATTGTCGATACTCACTCGCTCACCCCCAGTGCGTCGCCGGTGCCTTCTTCCATCGCGTTGATCGCGCGGCGCAGGTAAAAAAGATTCTGCCCAGGCATCAGCTTTCGCAGCTTGTGAATGTCGCGCTGCGAGACGCCGTCTTTCGCCAAGTCCTCGATCGTGCGCCCGAGGTCAGTGATAGTACCAGCCGTTGGGCCAGCAGCGGTCTCGATCCATGAGCGATCTGTAAAGCGCGACGCGCGCGGCAGCCCGGTCATGCCGGCAAACACGTCGTACGGTTCCATCAGGAACGTCGACAAGCCAGCGCCGTCGATGGCCTCGCGTATCACTGTTTTAGGATCGGTCTCGATCGGCTGATCGGCCGTCCACTGCTTGGTCGCATAGCGCAGCAGCCCCATCGCGAGCATGACTTGCAGTCCGTTCAGCATCTCGAGATCGCCGCGGCCAAACCCCTGCGCCATCGGCACGACGAGACGATTCACCGCTGCGATGCCGAAGCCCTTGAACTGTAGAAGCGTCTTGGCCAGTTCCGTAGACATTATCTTCGGCGTGTCGGCAACGCCCTTCGTCAGCACTGCGGTGTCGGCGCCCTTGAGCATCGCCACCTCGAACGTCAGCGCGGCCTCTTTGTCCTTCCACAGTTCGGTGCGTGCTCGTCGCAGCCCTTCGTCGACACCGTGCGCCTCGTACATCTTGCGGATGCGCGCGAGCATCGGCGCGTCGATACCGAGCGCCGCGAGCTGCGTCTGACGCGATGCGCTGATGCTGGCGCGCGTTGCCCAGTCGAGAACCTGATCCTGCTGCAGCGCCGTGGCGAGGAACTTCATCGAACTATTCCACGTCGCCATGCCGGTGATGCGCGAGAACGCAGCCGAGGCTTTCTGTGCGTACTGCTCGGCCGAAGTTTCGGCGAACTCGCCGATCTCCGCGAGCGTGGCGCCGCGGGTGTTGAGCGTCCAATCAAGCCCGATGCCCAAGCGTTTCGCGAACTCGCGCGAGACCTTCCAGCTCGACATCTGCGTGGCGAACGCGCCCAGCCCTTTCGCGGTGCGCGTCATGCCGTACTGCGTGATGATGCGCCCTACGTCGGCGAGGCTCGACAGCGCTTGGCCACCGAGGAGTCGCACGTAGTTGTACTGGCGCACGAGTCGAGCGCCGCGCACGAGCGCTGAGTCGGGATTCGCCGGGATACCAGCCTTGCCTAGCAGCCGGTCACGGACTTCGATCAAGTCGTCGTAGTCGGCCTTTGCGCGCGCTTCAAGCGCCGCCTTTGTCTTGTCGCTGGTCGCGCGCGTTTGCAACACCGCGTACTCGTCGGCCAAGTTCTGTAGCTGCTGCTTCATGTCGACGTCGCCGAACTTGCGCGCCATCTCAAGCTGCGGTGCCACGCTTCGCACGTACTGCGTCATCACGCGCTCAATGTCATTCACGAGGAACGGCTCGAGGATTCGGTCGGGCACGGTCAACGTGCGCTGCTTGAGCGGCCCGGCCTTCACGACGATATGCGGATCTAGGTGCACGAAGCCGCGGAGCGTCCCGAGCACGTTGGCCGTGATTTCCTGAATGGCCGTGTTGATCTCGGCGAGCTCGGCGCCCTGGCCCATGAGCGCGGCGCGCAACGTCGACTCCCACGCGCTGCGCTGCGCCTTGATCTTCTGCACGTCGTATAGGCGTGGCAGGTAGCTGTCGGCGCCGACGGTCACGACTTCCTCGGGTAGCAAGCCGACGGCCTGCAGCTCTTTCTTCAGCGGCTCGATGATGGCCGAGCGCCCGATCTTCGCAGCCTGCGCGATCTCCGGCACGCCGGACTCGTCGAGCCGGCGCATCGCCGCAGAGACTTCGGCCTTGAAGTTGCGGAAGTTGATCGCAGCCTCGCCCGCAGCGGTGACTCGCGTGCGGTACTGGTTGTAAATCTTGTCGAGACGCGTGGCCCAGCTCGCGATCGTGGCGTCGTAGCGCTTTATCATCGACTCCACCGCGATCGGTGTGGCGACTCCGCGCTCGTTCTTCGTCAGCGCGAACGGCACCTCGGCAAGCTCCTGTGCGGTCTGGCGTGCAACTCGCGACGGCGAGGTGATGAGCCGGCCCAGTAGGCTGACCTTGCCGACGGTGCTTGTGATGGCGCGCGCCGCCCATCCAGACACGCCTTCCTCGGCAAGCGTCGTGCCCGCGCCGCGCGCTGCAGCGCCCACGGTCGAGCCCACCTCGGCCGGCACTTCGTTCAACTCCTCGTTGACGGTGCGAATGGCCTTGTCGAGCTCGCCGCGAGGGATGCGCCCCGCAATGGCCGCGCCGACGATGCCGGTCATGATCGCGCTGGCGCCAATGTTGATGACGCTCTGCTCAGCG